GCGGTGGGGCTCGCAAAGGGAGGTGCTCACCGGCATCGATGCGCACGGCAAAGCCGGTGGCCGGGGTGGGGCAGTTTGACCGGCCATCGGCTCTGAGCCGGTGGCCACCCTGGGGGAATTTACCCGCTCGGCGGCAAAGCGCTGTTGATAGGCGCGAATGGTGTGACGGGAAATACCCGTCACTCGTTCAATCTCTCGCTGGCTGGCGTTGGCCTGCAGCAGCGTCCAAATCGTGGTTTGCAAGTGTGGTTTCAAGACGTTCACTCCGGTAGTCCCCTCTGTGATGAGGGGGTGAAAGTAACGTCCTGCCTGCGGCCACTGAGCAACCGACACGCACCAATCAACGCGTCAGGTCACCCCTGGCCGGGTGGAGCAGTTTGGGTGGCCATAAGTGGAGCAGTTTGGGTGGCCGCCGGGGGGTGAGTCGCTCTCCAAAAATCAAGCGGCGCTAGACAGCTTGCTTGAAGACCTGTTGGTCATGCCATTTGAAGGCAGTGCAGCGCGCGCCTACGGGCCACTGCGTGCCGCTCACCGCGAGCGCAACAAAGACGCGCTAGACAAACTGATTGCCGCGCATGCATTGTCACTGGGCGTCACCCTGGTCACAAACAATGAGGCAGACTTTCGCGCCTTTGAAGGGCTAGCAGTCGAGAACTGGGTTAACAGCCACTGATCACCCGGCAATATCCGCCCAAGGATCAATGTCACTGGCCACGGGATCGGGCATGGTAATTCTCGATCTGGATGCCGGTGTGAAACCCATCTCCACAGCGGCCTTGGTCATGATCTGAGCTTGCTTATTGGCAATGGCCAGGTAGGGTGACTGCATCACCACGCCGGTGTTCGGTGCCTTCACAAGCAAGCCCGATTTGTTCAACCCGATCTGTGCCTTGCGATACAAATCCGCCGCACTGGCCCACACCTCGAGAACCGACATATCCAACTGACGCAGCAGTTGTGGCGGCGCGCACTCGATCGCGTAACGCCATGCCTGCTTGGCACCATCGGACATGTACTCTGGTGGCTCAACCAGCACGCCTTCGGGCTGTGGCTCCTTTGGATTGGTCCGGCACTTTTGCAACGTGCCCTTGAGTCGCTTGACAGCGGTGGGTAAAGGTTTACGCCCGGCCACAACTCATACCCTCAAAAGTTGTCAACATCAAACTCTCGATTCAATCCCTGCCAGAACCCCATACAGCGACTTCTCCGTCGCCCCCATCACCATCATCGTTTTGACCATCACGACTCACTTGTCCATCGGCATCCAACGCGCATTGGCTCTCAAGGTCGATGATGAAGCGCCGCACATTGATTCTTGATGCGCGGCCAACAGATTGAATGATTGACTGCCCAACTTGGTCACTCATATCCACATTCCACTCGGAAAAATCACGCGCAACGAATTCGTCCTCAAACACGTTGCGAACCGCCGATTCAGCCTGTGCAAGGCTGCTGATCATCTTCGAATTCACCAAGCAAATTGCGATCACCGTGGACTTGCGCATGACACTCCTTCAGCCCAGGGGAGGCTATTTGCATACTGCACCCCCCCTTGTCTTCAATTTGCACGCACAAAAAAATGAGGCGACGTGCGCATCCGCAAGCCCAAACCGCAGAGATTTGACACCCCTACCCCCAGTTGAGGACCGTTACCCGCAGTTCGACCCAGTTAGCCGAACTTTGGGTTTTTGTGGCGCTCACACATGGTTTTTGCGTTGTGGTGCCTTATGCATAGCGACTGCAGGTTCAAACCATCGAACCGCGCGCCGCCTCGTTTGATCGGCCAGATGTGATCGACCACTACAGCTGGCGTCAACGTGCCACTAGCCGCACACATCACACAAACCGGATGCTCACGCAAGAAGGCGGCTCTCACCTCGCGCCAGCGCTTGGAGTTGTAAAAGCCCACTTCAGCATCGAAGCTGCGCCGTGCGCGTCCGTAATCGCGGTGCTGTTGCGCCCGGTGCTCATCGCAGTACCCCGGCACGGCCACCACCTTCATGCAACCAGGTTGACGGCACGGCGTGGGGGCTCGTTGCGGCATCTGCGAACACCTTTCTCACACACATCGCTGCCGCGATCACGGCAGCGGCACCAACTCGTAACATGTACTTCGTCCGCTGGCTTGTGATCGCATCAAAACACCACGTTCAACCAAATCCGTGATGTCGCGCAACGCCGTGTCTTGCGAGCATTTGGCCATGGATCCCCAGCGGCTACTGGTCAACCTACCGTCAAACCCATCCAGCAATCTATTCAACAATTTCACTTGGCGTTCATTCATGGGCATGCCCGCCCAAACCCGCCAATAACGCGCCTTGGCCAACACCAAAGACAACGTCTCATCTGCCCCATCAAGGGCTCGCAACAAGCACTCCAGAAACCATGTCAGCCACTGGGTGACGTCCATGTCCGACTTTTGCGCCGCCTCCAGCTGCTCGTAATACACCTTGCGCTCGCGCTGGATTTGGGAGGAAAGGCTGTAATAGCGTTGTGCCGAGCGCTCTGCTTTGGCCAGGGCCATGTCACCGAGCGCGCGCGCGATGCGCCCATTACCGTCATCAAACGGGTGGATGGTCACGAACCACAAATGAGCAAGGCCTGCCTTGATCACTGGATCATCACGCTGATCCAAGTTAAACCATGCCAAAAAGTCTTTCATCTCAGCATCGAGCAAAACCGCATCCGGCGCTTGATAGTGAATGCGCTGGCGGCGCATGGAACCAGAGACCACCTGCATGGGGCCATGCGAATCATCCCGCCAAACGCCGACGCGAATTTTGGACAGACCACTGTAGCCCGTCGGAAACATCGAGGCATGCCAGGCAAAGAGACGCTGCTCACTCAACACTGCGTCACGATTTTGCGTGGCATCCAGCACCATATCCACCACTCCATCAACGTGACGGTCAGGTTCGGCCAATGCGCCAATGTCCACTCCCAAGCGACGCGCAATGGATGAACGTACGGAGTGTGGGTTTAACTTCTCACCCTCAATCTCACTGCTTTTGAGTACATCTTCTGTCAGCACGCGTAGGGTTGCTTGATCTTGCAAGTCCATGCCCAAGTCGTGCATTCTGCCCAGCAACAAACCTTGCGCCAAGTGCACCTGGTGCAACAACTGCGCCAGCTGCGTCGCGTCGTAGCGCCAGTGTGGCCACTCAACTTGCTGCCATACGTATACTTTTTCTACGCTATTCATGCGGCGATTATTCTCAGCAATCTCCGCAAAGTCAAATTATTCATCGCATTATTTACGGTGAATAGTTGGCCTTTCACCGCAAATTGACTTGATTTGGTCTTGCTTTCGAGCGTGAATGCTTCACATCGCTGGAGTCACCAGCGAAGTACGAAAGGAAGCCAACATGAACACCACACAGCTTGAGCAGCTGCTGCAATCCATCGCCGACGAACACTTGTTCATCACCACCCTTGAACCTCGCCACAGCGATCGCTTGGACTTTCATGAGGTGAGCGTTTGGGGCGTCAAGGCAGCGTTGCTAGCGGCCTTTGAAGCGGGCCAAGCCCACACCAGTCAAGTACCTCCCACCCAACCCTGAGGCCCAACCATGACCACCCCACTCACACCCACTCAGCAAGCCGTTTTGGAGCACGCCCATCAACATGGTGACGGCAAGATCACCTGGACCAAGCTCAACATCAACGGCGGCGCTCGCCAAAAAATCATCGGCGCCATGCTGCGCAAGAAGCTTATCACCGGCGTTGGCCACGACTACTTCATCGCAGCGGGTGGCTATGAAGCGATGGGCCTGCCACGCCGAAAGCCCATCACTGAGCGTGAACTGGATGCCGTCATCGCATCCGCCGAACGTGCCAACAAGCCACTTTTTCGCGCTGGCACCAAACAAGCCAAGATGATCGATTTACTCAAACGTCCCGAAGGCGCCACCATTGCACAGATTTGCGCCGCCACCCAGTGGTTGCCTCACACCGTACGTGGTGCCATGGCTGGCGCCCTGACCAAGCGGCTAGGCTTGGCAATATCCTCGACCAAAAGCGATAACCAGATGCGGGTCTATCGCATCACGAACTGACGGGCTCCGCAATATCCACCACTGGCACCTCAACCCTCGTGGCCTTCTGTCCCGTGAAGTCCTCCCAACGTTTGACGATCACATCAACGTACTTGGGGTCCAACTCCATCAAGCGTGCCTGACGGCCAGCTTTTTCTGCAGCAATCAGTGTCGAGCCAGAGCCACCGAACAAATCAATGACGATGTCACGCGTCTTGGATGAGTTGCGAATTGCTCGCTCCACCAACTCCACCGGCTTCATCGTTGGATGGAGATCGTTCTTCACCGGCTTGTTGAAGTTCCACACATCCGACTGATCGCGGTCGCCGCACCAGAAGTGGTCGGAACCATCACGCCAGCCGTAGAGGATGGGTTCGTATTGGCGCTGGTAATCGGCACGGCCCAGTGTGAAGGTGTTCTTGGCCCAGATGATGAAGGTGGACCACTTGCCACCAGCATCCACCCAGGCGCGTTGCAGGGTGTGCAGCTCCGATGAACTCATGGCCACATAACATGCGCCTTTGGTGACCAGCAGCAGGTTCACGCAGGCGTCGTAGAGGAACTGGTAGAAGCCATCACCCAATGCGTCGTTCATGATGCGCCGGTCCTTGCCACGCATCTTGTCTTTGGCGTTGTTGCCATAGTCCACGTTGTACGGTGGATCTAAAAAAGCCATGTCTGCCAGTTGACCGTTCATCAACTTCTCAACATCGGACAGCACCGTGGAATCACCACACATCACGCGATGCTGGCCCAGGATGTAGACATCACCAAGCTTTGAGACCGGCTCCACGGGGACTTCTGGCACTGCATCATCGTCTGTCAGACCAGTGCTTTCGTCGGCGCCGAGCAAGGCATCAAGCTCTTTGTCGGTGAAGCCAATCAAGTCCAGGTCAAAGTCCAGCTCCGCCAACGCCGACAACTCCAGCTTCAAAAGCTCTTCGTCCCAGCCCGCGTTCAAGGCCAGGCGGTTGTCGGCCAGGATGTACGCCTTCCTTTGCTGAGCGCTCAGGTGCGAAAGCTCGATCACCGGAACTTCAGTGATGCCCAGTTTGCGCGCAGCGGCCAATCGACCGTGGCCCGCCAGGATGCCGTTTTCGCCATCAACCAACAGCGGCGAGGTCCAGCCAAACTCCTTGATCGAGGCGGCGATTTGCGCCACCTGCTCATCGCTGTGCGTGCGGGCGTTGTTGACGTATGGCACGAGCGTTTCAACGCTGACCAGGTGGACTTGAGGTTGGTTCAGGGGATCGTTCATAG